GTGTGGCATATCGCATGAAAAATATGAGAAAAGAATGGACCGGTATTTTAGTTGGTAATGATGAATGGGAATCTAAACAACCTCAATTAGATACTCCAAAATTCATGGCTGATCCTCAAGCCTTAAAAAATGCTAGACCGGATAGAACAGAACCCGCTGTAACAGTTCTTCTTCCATTTAATTCTTTCATATCAGGAGTGTCCGGATCCAGTGTTGTTAGAGTATTAGAACCGGGACATAATAGAGCAACAGATGATACCGTTAGATTTAGAGATGTGGATGGTTTCGGTAGAGATGCGGCAGGAACTGGTGGGTTTACATCTGGTGCTATAGAAGACTCTGACGGCTATTCTGTGACAAAGATAGATTCGGACTTATATAGTTTCGATGTAAGTGACAGTGGTTCAACCGAAACATCTGGAAGAGCGGAAAAAGGAGGCGGTAGTGATGCATCCGCCGGTCCTGTAACGGTGAGTGCTTGACATGGCCTTTACTTTCACAACATTAAAAACTGCTCTTCAGGATTATACTGATAACTCTGAATCTACTTTTGTAAGTCAGTTAACACGTTTTATTTTAAATGCGGAAGAACGAATCCTTAAAGAATGCCAATTAGATGTATTCCGAAGAAATTCAGAAGGTACTACTTCCTCTTCCATTAAGTTTCTTTCAAAACCAAGTGACTTTTTGGCTCCTTTTTCCTTGAGTGTAGTTAATGATTCAAGTAATGAGTTTTTGTTATATAAACACGTTACTTTTTTACAGGATTACACACCTAATCCAGCGACTACAGGCATTCCCCTTTATTACGGGGATTGGAACGATGAGACCTTCTTATTAGCTCCAACTCCCAGTAGTGCGCTTACCATGGAATTACATTATTTTTTTCGTCCCACTTCTATCACAGCTACCTCAGACGGTACCAGTTGGCTCGGTGATAATGCTGAATTAGCTATGTTATATGGCTCCTTAGTCGAAGCCTATACCTTTATGAAAGGGGAACCAGATCTTCTAACTTTCTATAATAACAGGTATTTTGAGTCTCTTCAGGGTCTTAAGAATTTGGGAGAAGCACAACAGGTCACAGAAGAATACCGCTACGACAGAGTTAGGAGTCCCGTGAAATAATGTTCCAGGCAAATGGACAAGGGGATATAGGAAATATTAAAGTATTCACTTCTACTAATGGTGGTCATAGCCCAGAACAAATAGCTGAAATGGCTATGAACAAGATTATGAGTATCAATGAAACGGCTCCTCCTGCGATACGGGATCAGGCGCTTGCATATAGAAATAATATTAAGGATGTAATACTCTACTATATGCGGAAAATGGCTCAGAGTGAGAGAACGACTATGTGGGCATTACTGCGTAAACAAGGGCATGAAGACATGGCCGAGATTATAAGGAGATTGTGAAATGGCTATTAATCAAGCCATGTGTGGTTCGTACAAGAAGGAAATTACCGTTGGTATCCATTTTTGGCTGACTCATTCCCGTGGGGATGGCTCTTCTATAGCGGCGGATACTTTCAAAGTTGCAATGTTCACGTCTAGTCGGACAGATGCCAATGAGGATTTAACTGCATACACCACTTCTAATGAAGTGACTGGGACGGCATATTCGGCGGGAGGAGAGGCACTTGCTAGTGTTACATTAGGCCTTTCTGATAACAGTTCTTCTGTACCAACCGCTTTTTTGGATTTTGCGGATACAACTTGGTCTACTTCCACTATTTCTAGTGCTCGTGTTGCTGTCATTTACAATTCAACCTTGAGCGCGGCTGGTACAGCGGGGACCGTTACTCATGCGGCTTACCCAACCGTAGCTGTATTAGATTTTGGAGGAGATAAATCATCCAGTGCGGGTGACTTTACTATTCAGTATCCTGCGAATGACGCGAATGCCGCCATTATTCGTTTAGCCTAAGAATAATGCGGTGGCCTCTCTAACTGGGTGGGGACGACTTACTTGGGGAAGTGGGTCTTGGGGAAATCCGGCCCCAGTTAGCGCAACTGGCGTTGAAAGTGTTGGAGCGTTAGGATCTGAAACTGTACTTACTTCGAGTGTTCTGTCTGTAACAGGCGTCGAGTCAGTAGCTGGCATTGGAACCGTTACTCCAGGTGTTTCAGTCAATATTAGTGCTACAGGTGTTGAAGCGGTTGGCGCTACTGGTTCTGAGACTGCAAGTGCAGAGGTCACGGTATCAGCTACTGGCGTAGAGGCTGTTGGTGCAACTGGAAGTGAGTCAGTAAGCGCTGGAATTACAATTTCAGCCACTGGCGTTGGAGCAACTGGATCCACTGGAACTATTCTTTTCGTAGGGGATCTGACAGGAGGATGGGGAAGAGAAACTTGGGGAAGTGGTACATGGGGGTCCCCAGCCCCGATTAGCGTAACTGGAGTTGAGGCTGCTGGCGTTACAGGGTCAGAAGTTGTTTACATTCCAGTTACTTTAGCAGTTACAGGTGTTGAAGCGGTTGGCGCTACTGGAACTGCTACTACGTCTGTTGCAGTCAACATCAGTGCCACAGGTGTTGAAGCAGTAGGCGCTACTGGTTCTGAGACTGCAAGTACTGAAGTAGTTGTGCCTCCCACCGGACTTGAAATAGCCGGAGCTACTGGCTCAATAGGAAAAGGAGTATCGTTTACTGTAACAGGAGTTTCCGCTGAAGGAGTGGTAAGCACTGCAAATGTATGGAGTGTAATTAGTACAACCCAAGATGCAAACTGGATACGCATAGCGGCATAGGAGAAGAAGATGGCTTCATCATTTACAACCAACTACGGATTTGAAGAAATTGTGACTGGTGAGCAGTCCGGTACATGGGGCACCACTACCAATTTCAATTTTGACATATTAGATCGTATTGCTTCGTATAAAGCGGTTGCTTTATCCGATGCCGCTACCGCCACTTTAACTGTTCGAGAGGCTTCTCCTGGTGAAGCCACCGAAAATCTTCAGGATGGCATGTTTCGGGTTATCAAGTTTACTGGTTCATTAGCCCAGAACTGCACGGTCACCATTGCTCCAAATACCACTACGGCTTGGTTTATTGTTGAAAACGCTACTACCGATACTGGCTCAAGCGGCCCGTATTCACTACTTATGAAACAAGGAAGTGGGGGAGGAGCATCGGTCACAATACAAAATGGTAAGAATGCCATTGTCTATTGTGATGGGGCCGGAAGCGGTGCGGTAGTTACAAATGCTCTTTCGGATTTACAGATTGCTACTTTGGAATGTACTGGGGTGGCGGCAATTGATGGGGCTGCTACTTTTGCGAGTACTACTACTTTTTCAGGCGGCGCTACTTTTTCTAGTACAACGGCCATTAATGGTACAATGACATTGGGCGCTGCCATTGCTGGTGCGGACAATCAAGTTGGTCGTATAAATCTTATAGATTATGGCGAAGTCACTAATGCAATCGGTGCTACTGGAGGTGGCACACAGGATATCAACTTAACTTTAGGCAATAATGTTGTAGCTACCGTTGATACGAGCACCAATACTTTTACATTCAGTAATCCAACTGCCGACGATGAACTGTCTGGTTTTACACTGTTTCTAACCAACGGAGGATCGCAAACCGTCGTGTGGCCCACAACAGTGGATTGGGCCGGGGGGACGGCACCGACTTTAACTACCAGCGGCATCGATATTCTGGTTTTCATCACTACTGATGGTGGCGCAATATGGCATGGAATGGTTTCCAGTGCAGATAGTAAGAGTCCGTAATACCTAATCTTAGACGAGGAATGATGGGTGCTAGTGCTGATAACTCATAAAAAAGGATAATTAGTTGATATTTATATCTTCTCTCCCTCGTTCTGGTAGCACACTACTTACATCACTTCTAAATCAACGGCCTAATGTATATGCTACTCCAACAAGTAATCTTTGTGATGTTATGGGTGCAATGGTGAAAGAGTGGGAAGAACTGAAAGAGACTCAAGCCAGCAATAGTGAAGAAAAAGATCTTCTACGAATGATGTCTACTATGATGAAATCACGTTATGATACTGATAAATTGGTATTTGATAAACATAAAAGGTGGGCGCATCCTTATATTATTCATACTTTATCTAAGTTTACTGACGTTAAGATTGTTAGTACTGTACGTCCAATGGCTGAATGTCTTGCATCCCTTGCTAAAATTTCCAAAGTGAAAGACATAGAGTTCTTTTGCAAGACTGAACTAGCAAATCATCTATTTGAGTCATATCATATCATAAAGGATGGTTATAAAAAGTTTCCAGATAAGTTTCTATTTATTGAATATGACGATTTAGTTACAGATACACAGATTCAGTTAAATCGGATTTCTGATTTTGTTGGTATAGATAAGTTTACTCATGACTTAATGAATGTTCCTCCTAGTTATGAGAAAGATACAATATGGGAGATTCCTGATCTTCATGCGGTACGAAAGAAAGTTTCCAAGCACAAGTACTCTGTCCGTAAAATCTTAGGCGATAAATTATTTGAGCACTATCAAGGCGGTGAGTTCTGGAACGATAAACCAGAGCCGGTTCGCGCTAAACAACCAATACATTTCCAGCACGATGCGTTGATGGAAGGTGATTTTGAGAAGTCAAAGCAATTGGCTTATAAAAACTTGAAAGAGTTTCCAAACGATCCAGACATTGCTTTCAATGCAGGATGGGCAAAGCTCTCTGATGGCAAAGTAGATGAAGGCTATACGCTCTTAGATAAAGGTCGCAAAACAACTGTATGGGGTGATCCTCACTGTGGTTCTACACAACCTCTTTGGAACGGTGAAGAAAATGTAACAGTTCTATTACGCCTTGAACGTGGATTGGGGGATCAACTGCATCAAGTAAGATATGCGCACATAGTCAACTTGCAGAGGTTATAAGTACTATACCTGAAGTGGATGTGGTTGTTCAGCATGAGGCAGCGGCAGGAGTGTACCATGATTACTTTCTCCCAGCCATGTCGGCTCCTATTCAACTTGGGTATAAAACAAACGCTGATCTAGATGGAACACCTTATATTCCCAGACCTAATGTTGGTGTAGTACCTAATCGTGCTGGTTTGCGATGGAGCGGTTTACCAGCGTATGAACATGCGACTAAACGTAAATTTCCGCACGAATTACTTTTCAATACAATGAAAAATAGAGCTAATTGTATCAACTTGCAAAGAGATGATGGTGCTGAACATTGCCCCAATTGGGTTGAACAGGTTGATTTATCAACATGGACCGCTACTGCCAAAACCCTAGCAAGTTGTGAGTTTGTTGTTACATCGTGTACAGGTGTGGCGCACTTGGCTGGAGCTATGGGTGTACCAACCAAAGTGATTATTCCAGTAGTTCCGTATTATTTATGGACGTACCCTGGCTCATCTACACCATACTACGATAGCATCAGCCTTTTACGGCAAACAAAGGCAGATGATTGGTTAGCTCCATTCATTGAATTAGCTGGTACATTGGAGACTCGCCTTGCAGCTTGACATATTCCTACGCACTTACGATGGGGATAGTGTGCATCCCAGAAGGTTCGACAAGCCAAAGAAAGATATTGTTTGGCGCTGTGTTCGTTCACTTTGTACTGCGATCAAGGCGCTACCAAAGCAGCCACACTTAACTATACTAGACGATCATTCCACTGCTGAGACAGTACAATTTCTGCGTGATGAGACAGCTTTTCTTGGAGAGAATATAACAATCCAAACGCTGGAAGGCAAAGGCAACAATGATAGTATGTTGGCTGGTCTCACCTTAGCAAAGGAAAGTACCGCTGATCTAGTTTATGTTATCGAGGACGATTATTTACATTACCCAAATGCCTTAACAGTGGCTTTAGAGACATGGCAGAAATTCAGGCCGTGTTGCCCTCTTCCCTTTATGGCTATGACTCTTGTTGATTGTCCTTCCAACTACATAGACGAGCCAGACGACCTTGAAGGTTTGCCCCGCAACGACAGAGGCGATGGTTCCACTGGCATGATTGTTGGCGGCACTGACCGTCCTTGGCGAACCATAGGTCACACGGGCGTTACCTTTTTATTGGAGAAAGGTGTCTTGCAAAAGCACTGGGAACCCTTCAACGAGATAGCTAGGTATTGGCCCTATCTTGAGGAGCGCACCACGATTAATAAACTGTGGAACACAGAAGTTGGATTATTTGGGCCATTAGTTCCACTGTCTTATCATTTGTGGGAAGATCACCCATTCTACCCTGTAACTGATTTGTGGCAACAAAACGAATTCCCCACGAAAAATGAGGAGCAAGTGCTATGTATGCACATGTTAAAGAAGACGGCAGCGTAGATTATTTGGGCACATTGCCTAAAAAGTGGGGGAGTGTATCTGGCTTGCATTTGTCAAAGGGTAATGACGCCTATCTCAAGACTCTTGGGTGGCTCCCGTTGGTGGAGACAAACGTCGTCCCTACTTATAATCAGACATTTGACACCGACGTAGTTACTGTCGAAGAAGATGGAGTTACTTTAGTACATCGTGCGAGAGATATGACAGCAGAAGAAATAACTGGGCGTGATGCGAGTTATATGAGGGATTTACGGGAACAAAGAGATCTACAATTGGTAGATTCTGATTGGACACAAGCCCCTGATTATCCTACCC